TGATAGCTTTAGGCACACTCTTTAACGCACCCTATATCTCCACCTTCGGCCGCGCCTTACGGGCGGAAGTTGGTGGGATAGCGAGTAAGGTCGGATCTCGTGTTAGTTACCACAACTATGACGCTGTGGATTCTAATGGATTTCTTCCCTTGTTATAGAGGCACACCCTTCTCAGAATTTTCTGAGAAACAGGCCGATTAGGCCTGCATTCGCTACGCAGTAATGTGTAGTAAACCGCAAATACGCCCTTGTTGGGCGAGGTATCTCTACGATGCTAGGAACTTCACTTTCCCTCTCTACCGATACGCCGACAGACGTTGACACAAACTTGCGAGTTTATGTTAATCGTTATGTCGATTCGGCAAAATCCGAGTATTCAGTCGCTGGATTGACTCTGCCTAATCAGCAGATTCTTTCTCGCGCCGATACTATCGGTAAGGGTGGTGAGCAGCGCAAAGTGACGCGACTCGACGAAACTGTCGTGGACGCGTTCGGCGTTGCCGCAACGGCTTCCGTTTATTGGAATGTCGTGAGGCCCCCGAACACAGCGATCACCAACACCGTCATCAAAAAGATGTGCTATCAACTGATAGATCTTCTGATTGAGGGCGGTGCTGGAGCCAACATTGACGCGATCCTGAACGGCGAGATGTAATCTCGTCGGTATATGTTGAGAATTATTTCTCAACATCAGGAGTAGTAGCGTGCTTTGTCTGCGCTGTACGGTGCAGGGAGAGTGGTTCTGTTGCCTGGCCATTTGTAGGGATGCTTCTGGAGGTTTTCCATGATTAGTGGTGACCTGAAAAGCCTTCTCCTTTTGTGGGAGAACCTAGCAAATAACCAACGCTATTCGTCTTTTGTGAGAAAGGAAGATATATCTACCTTCTACACTCGAGCGAACAACGAGGGTCTCCCCTTCCTAACGTCAACTTTACCCATGTTGGGTAAAGCGATCGACAATTTCCACTCTACTTTTGAATGGAAATGCCCTTCTCAGTTTTCTGTTATTCAGATTACTGAAGAGGGATACGCAATTCCCGAATTTCTCGGGGACGCTGTCGAAGCGGCGTTAGCAGGTGACTCTATAGCCGTAGACTGTGTGCGACAACTGTCGCTCATATTCTATAAATACGAGGTCGACTACGATGATCACACCCGAGAAAGATTCCTGGATCAGTTTAAAATCACTGATGCAGGGCTTCCTCTTCTTAGTTCTCTTAAAAGAGATAATCTCAATCTTGAGAGGCTGATAGAGGGGATGCGCCGTTTGATCTCTAGGGTTCTGTGTAATACAGATCCTAGGGAGATACGGCCTTCCCATGGAGGCGGAGCAACCGCTTGCCATACTCGGAATGAGGACAAGCATCATAAATTGCGCTATTTTGCGCAGTTGGACGATGTCTATCCTTACGATGATCTCTTTTTCTACTCACCAAGTCATCTGATCGATAACTTGGCTCGACTAGAGAATGCAATCGTAGGAATCCCGCAGGCCCGGGTTTGCCTGGTCCCAAAGGATTCTCGAGGTCCTCGCGTAATTTCGTGTGAACCGGCTGAGCTTATGTTTGCTCAGCAGGGGCTCATGCGGTTACTCTACGAGGTCATCGAGACCCATCACATGACTGCTGGTCGGGTTAA